CAGATGCTAAAGTTGAAATACCTAACTGGCGAGATTTATTAATTATACAAAACTGATTTTTTAAATAAAGTTTTAATACACTTTCTTGGAAAGGATATAATGTGAATCTAACCCTACCTCTAGTAGGGTGTTGAATCATGTAATACTTTTTACAAAAATATATAGGATCATTCTTGCATTTAGCAAGTTCCTGTATAATTGCTTCTTTTACAGATAATTGGGAATTTTGATTTACTTGCTCTTCCATATAGGTACACTCATTCCTCCTACAAAGCTAGGTCCTCCATTTAATGTAGCTCCAACACCAACATGGAAAGATCTGTTTTTCTTAGTTTCATAAGTTATGATACCTTGACCACCAATAGCCGCTATATCAACTAAAAAACCACCATATAATTTTCTATAAACATCATAATGATGAATTTCTCTAGTAATAGTTTTTGTTACTACAGGAATTTTATAGTCTTTTTCATTTTGTCTAGCTATTATTTTATTTTTAGACACAGTGTCATGTATAGCTACAAAACCAAAACTATCTATAAATACAGTATCATGATAGATGCGTTTAGCGTAATAATCTGCTAAAATAGCATTAGTATCTACAGGAATATAAATAATATCACCAGGCAAATACTGAGTTTCACCTGGTGTATAAACTATTGATTTTTCTTTTTTAATGTTCCAAGAAGTATCATGGACTATTGTTTCAAAAGTATCTGTTTTTGTTTTAGTAGTAGAACAGTATTTAGGAGCAAATAGTACAAATACTATTATTCCTATTAATAATAACCATGTGATAGTTTTTGAATAAGTCATATTATTTTACTTCAGATGTCCAGATATTCATCAAGTCTTTATAAACTTGAGAAGATGCTGGGAATTTTAATTGGTTTGCTAAATATGATTGGAATGTAGCTTTTAAATCTTCTTTTGATTTTTCACCTGACTTAACTCTAGCTCTGTGTTTTTTAATAATTTCACTAGCTTGGTTAAACTTTTGTACAATAGCGTCTTTACCAGTTAATTCTTTATCTAATTCATCAGACGCTTTAGCTACATCACTACCTTGAGGTTCGTCTTCTGAATCTGTTTTTCTAGCTACAATTTTTGAAGCTTTAGTGTCAGTTGGTGTTTCTTTAGGTTTACTAGCTCCAGTGGAAGGACGACCTTTTTTACCTGGTGTTTTAGGTTCTTTAGGTTTAACATCAGATGTTTTACCTTGACTTTCAATACTTTCACTATCTACTACAAAGTTAAAGTCTTTTAAAGGATCTTTACCTATAATTCCTTGAATTGTAGCTTTTGTAAAATGTTCGCCGGGTTTAATATCGTTTTTAATAGCTTTAGCTACTAATTGCTTAGTACCTTTATAATCTTCAGGATCAATTGATGCTTGTTGTTCTCTAGTTACTGTAAAGAAGTTAGCCATTTCTTCTAATGACTCATTTTCATTTAAATTACTATTAATAACTATTTGATATTCTGGTTTTAAAAGTTTATTTAGATCTTTAATTTGAAAAGATCGATATGGGTTATTATTATATACTATTTTATAAGGATCCCATGATAAAAATACTATTGGTCCTGATATTTGGGCAGGGTTATCAATAGTATCTAAAATTTTTCTAGGTTTACTAATTAACTCTAACCACATTGGTGAAGTTTTCTTTGGTCTTTCCTGCCACATATCAGGAGTAATAGTATCTCCAACTGTTAATTCTTCAGCACCTAACTGTCTAGCTAAATTTTTATCTGTATTGCTAAATTCAAGATCAAAATCATCGTCTTCATTAATAGAAAACTCAGTTATTTTCATTTGATTTGTAGGCTTCTTTTCAAATGGAACAGCAGTTTCATCTACATAATCATATTGTGCTTCCATTTTAGCTTGAGTAGTACCTTCAAAAGTTTTAATTAAATTTTTAAAAGAATCTTCGCTAAGGGGTTTAGGACTAAAATTGCTCATAGTTATTTTTATCGATAAATATGAGAAAGAATAGCACTTGCACGTTCTTCTGTTGAGCCAGATATTACTAGTAAGTTTTGTGGTGGATATAATTCTAACAATTTACGAATTTCATCATCAATATCATCACGATAATTAGAATTTGTTTCTCTCACACCATTGTCTTCAATTTTTACTCCATCTGGTTTAACATAAATTACCAAATCATACTCATCTTTTAAATTCATAGCTACTTTTTCAAAGTCATTTTTTTCTTTATCTGACATTGATTTAGCTAAATTAGTAAAAGCACACACATCCCAAATAGTACGATCAGTTAGTAATCTACTTCTTAAAAGTTCTGATGATCTTTCTGCTAAGAATACTAACTGACCTTTTAATGTGGAGTCGGTATTTAAAGGAATACCTAAATCATTTAAATACTTAGATCTTTCTGTTGCTTTATGAAAATGAGCAAAGTGAAAATCTTGATGTAAATAATTAATTAATGTTGTTTTACCAACAGACATAGTTCCACATAATCCTATTTTCATATTGTAAATATAACTAAAAATACTTAATTTTCCAAATTTATCTCATAGACTGTTCATAACGAGGGTCTTTAGATGGAGGAATACCATTAAAATCTCGTTTTGTTTCAGCCCACATTTCTCGAGTTAATTGTTTACCAAATAAATAATACTCATCTTTTCCTGATTTATCTCTATATGTTAAAGCAGGTCCGTCCCAGTTGTGTAATTTACCTAAACAATGGTAAATAACTTTTCCGCATGTTGTTTTTGTTTTTATTGTTTGCATATTATGTAAAATTAATTAAGTCCCCATCATACCATATGTCTTCTAAGTGGTATTTATGTAATAATGATTCAGCAACATAAATTGCTTGTGCTCCTGATACTGTAATACCTCTTGCACTTAAAGCATCACCTACAAAATACACATTAGAAAATTTAGTTAAACTAAGATTTTTATAATTTACTAAAGGTTCAGGTGAAAGATATTTTACTTCAGGAATATACATACCCCAATCATCTTGAAGTGTTGGAAATACTTTTTTCATATCCTCAATAAAGTTAAGAATATAATCAGCATATTCACCAAATGAATCTTTAAATATTTCTAAAGCATCTGGTGCTTGAGTTGAAGCAACTTTATTTCCTTCTGATGTTAATGATGATTTTCTAGTTCTATTAGGTGAATAATACAATCCAGTTCCTATTAATTTATCTTGACATTTATTAACTACATTTCTTGACCAAGTAAATGGATCTTCAATGTCTTTAATTTCCATAATAATGCCAAAGTTAGTCATTCCATTTAAATATTTAGGATCTTTTTTAGCATGACCATTGTAACTATGATCTCCATATGTTTCCTCTACAGCAACATAAGCGGCGTTGTTGTTTGTACAAAATGAACGTAATGAAACACCTTTATCTTCAAACTTACGATATAATTTAAAATCATAACTGATATCAATTAAATCCTGAAAGTGTTTTTGTGGTGCTTCAAATCGAACGCCAATTTGTACTGATTTAGGTTCATCTGGTAATTCGTATTCATTTGCTAATTGTTGAGCAAAATCAATACCTGATTTACCTACAGCAAAAATAAGTTCATCGTAACTTATAATTCTAGTATCAGTTGTATTCAAAATACTAGTTGTTAAACTATTTACGTTAAAGTCAATTTCAGTTACTTTTTCTTCCCATAAGAATCTAACACCTTTAGATACTAAATAATCATACCAATTTTTAGCAATTTCAGATAGGTAATCTGTACCTACGTGCCATACAGGAAATAAACGTAAACCAAAATATGGTTTAATAAATTCTGGTTCTTCTACTGGGTTTGAACATTGTACTTCTTCTGGTTTAGGATGAAAACGTTTAAAGTTATTAATAACTTCATCCATTAAATTCATTGCTTTTTCTTCGCCACAGTATTTTGATAATTGACCTCCAATTGCTGTGTGGTAAGTCAATTTACCATCAGACCAACCACCAGCTCCTAAAAAACCTGTCATTACTTCTTCAGGTTTTCTGTTATAAGGATCTTTACCCATGTCAATAATGACAATGTCTTTGCCTGGATACCCAGTATCCACTAATTTAGTAGCTGCATTGACACCAGCTACTCCAGCTCCTACAATTACAATTTTTTTACTCATTTTATTTATATTAATATAGCTAATTTTTTGTTTAAAGCCAAACTAAATTAAATATATTTAAATATTTCTTGATTTTGTAAATACTTATACATTTTAGGCCAAGATATAAGTAAATCTTCTTTAGCAGATTTTATAGTAGGATAAATTTTTCCAGTAGGAATATAAATAATAGATTTACTCCAATTTCTATAAAATTTATTATCTTCCCATAATTTTTTCATAGCAGTACTTTTTAATTGTTTAGAAATTTCAGAATATTTAATTGGACCTCCTCCACCATTATTTTTATTTTTTAATATAAAACCCCATTGTTTGAATTGTTCTATCCAATATGATTCCCAAAATTTCCAATCATCTGTATTAACTGTATCTATTACTTCTATTAAAGTATTTTTACCGTATGTTTTTTTATGTTGATATGATCTATGTAGATTTTTATTTATAGATTTACCAACATAAAAAGGTATATTATCTCCGTTATGAAGAAAGTATATATAAGTTAATTTATGTTCCATATTTATAAATATTAAAAGGGAACATAAATTGCTCCCTTTACCACAGCTCCATATTGTTTTTGTAAAATCGACTGGCTATGAATCAGTCTATAATTAACTTCTAAACCATTTATCTAATACTGCTTGTTGTCTTTCAGATGCTTGGTATTTTTGATCTTTAATAGTATTTAATACTTTATAAATATAATCATTTCGTTTATTAATATCAGCCCATCTTTTCCAC